AGATACATCTAGTTTAAGACATGAGATGCAAGAATCTGGTATGAAACCATATATTATGGATGCAATTATTGAAAGAAATGATAAAATAGACAGACCCGAGAAAGACTGGAAAAATAATAAAGGTAGAGCAGTTGTAGATAATTAAATAATTTAAATAATTAAATATTATTTAAATTAATTTTTTAAAAAATTTATTAATTGTTTAAAATTAATTGAATTATATAAATGAACAAAATTATTTAAATATCCAGTTAATTTACCTTTAAAAATTAAATTGCCATTTTGATAAACATTATTACGGTCACCTATATAACATATTTGTCCTTTACTTTTAAATTTAAATTCATTACCTTCAAAATTATTATTGAAATAATTCGCTAAATATTTACCTTGTTGACTTGCAACTTGCGCAGTTGGTGGATTTCCAGAATATGCACAATCACCTATTGCATATACATTTTTCGTATTTTCAACTTTCAAATATTCATTTACCGGAATTCCGAATTTACAATTTAAATTAAGTACATTATTGATTAATATACTCAAAGGTGATATTTTAATACCACCACACCATATAGCAATATCATATTTTATTTTATCATCTTTAAAATAAATGCTATTATTATCTACTTTACTTACAAAATTATTCATATGAAGATTTACTCCATTATTTTTCCATATATTAGATGTAAATTTACTTATTTTTGGACTAAATGTCAACAATGGTCTATTTAATCCATCAATTGCATATATGTTGAATTTATTGTAATCAATTAAATTTCCAATAATTTCAGACCCAGTTAATCCACAGCCAATTACTGCAATTTTAGAATTGTTTGGTAATTTATTTAATTTATTTCTAATATAATCAGCATCATATGATGTCTTTATACAATAACAATTTTCTTTTACTCCTTCTATTCCAAAAGTATTAATATCAGCACCATGTGATAAAATCAAATAATCATATTTATATTCTTTATTATTTTTTGTAATAATTTTATTATTATTAATTTTTAAATCTATTACAGAGTCTTCTATATAATTTATTTTATTTAAATTAGAAACATCAACTGTCAAATTTGTATTATTTTTAATATTATTTGCTAATAGCGGTGTATAAGTAAAATCTTTAGTAGGAGATATAACAATAACTTTATTTTTCTTTGTATCTATATTTTTAATAAATGTTGAACTACCCCATCCGGTTCCGATTACTAAAATTGTATTCATTTATTAAATGAATACAAATAAATATTTTAATTATTAACATTTATTTAAATAATATTTTATTGTCATAATAATACCCTCATCAAATAATACTTTCGGATCATATCCTAACATTTTTTTTGCTTTACTTATATCAGCGTTACTATGTGGTATATCACCAGCTCTATTTTCTCCAAATATTGGTTCCATATCAACTTTTAACTCTTCCTTTATTATATTAAACATTTCTAATATACTAAATCTACCTCCTGCACCAATATTAAATGCCTCTCCAAAACATTCAGAATTTTCTGTTGTTAATGCTAAATAATTTGCTTGAACTGCATTTGTTACATATGTAAAATCTCTTGAATAATTACCATCTCCATTTATTTTAGGTCTTTTACCAATTTTCATTAATTCAATAAATTTAGGAATTACTGCAGCATATGCACCATTTGGATCTTGTCTAGGACCATAAATATTAAAATATCTTAATCCAATACATTCCATACCATAACATCTAGTAAATATTCCAGCATAGATCTCATCAATACCTTTAGTTCCAGCATATGGAGATAATAAATTTCCAGTTTTTTCTTCAACTTTTGGTAAATCAGGATGATCACCGTAAACAGATGAAGATGACGCATAAACAATTCTTTTTATATTATTTTCTTTAGCAGCACATAAAATATTTAAGAATCCATTTACATTAGAATTATGTGATGCCAATGGGTTATCAATAGATCTAGGAACTGATCCTAAAGCTGCTTGATGACAAACTCTATGCATCCCTTCACATGCCTTACGACATATTTCTAAGTCAGTTATATCACCATACATAAATTCAATTTTGTCATTTAAAAAAGGTAAAACATTGTTTTTATTACCCGTTACTAAATTATCTAAAATTCTAACTTTATTTACATTATCTTGGTCTAATAAAAATTCAACAATATTTGATCCAATAAATCCTGCTCCTCCAGTTATTAAAATATTCATATATATAAATAAATATTTTACTATAATTATGGTATATTTTATAAATTATTTATTAAATTATTTTTACCTTGAATATTATATTTTATATTAAAAATTGCTGAAATACCCATATGATTAATATTTTTATTATCTAATATATTTAAAACATCTTTCCAAACCATCTTAAACTTATCAAAGTAAATATTTTCAACTTTTATCTTATTAACATTTTCTAATCTATATTTTTTTAAATCAATTAAATATCCAAATTCGGGATTGTCTCTTATTAAATAAGAGCCACTATATATATTTTTAAATAAAATATTAAAGCATCCAAATGATAAAGATTCATTTAATGTTCGAGGACAATAGTCATAAATAGACATTAAAATATTAAATCTTATTTTTGGATAATATTCTGACAAATTAATACTTTTATGAAATTCACTATTATATAACAATGTTACATTTTCTAAAGTTTGATATTTTAAAAAAATATCATTATCACAAATTATTAATATTTTTAATGATGTGTTATTTTCTAAAATATAATCTAATAGTGATGCAAATAATCCAACATTTTTAGTTGAACCTTTTCCACTTGAAATAAAACCTAAATCATATTTTCTATCATTAGTAATTTTATCTTTTACATTATAAAATTTATTAAATTGTACCATTTTAGTACTTGAATATTTACGAGAATCATTGCAATAATAATTATAATCATTAATATCATGATATAAAATTTTATTATATTCACTAAATTGTGTTGGTTCACCAGTTTCAGCTAATTCACAACAAGCAGCTGAATAAAAAATACGATATTCCTTAAATAATCCATGTAAATAATTATAATATCCTCTTAAAAATGTGTAATTAGCATGTCTAAATGATATTATATCTCTAGGATCATTTATAAAAAATATATTTACTCTAATATTATCTAAATAATATGAATTCATTAATGTCTTATCATTTTTTTCTTTACATCCTGCTGCTCCATCATATGACACGTAATTGATTACCTTATAATTATTTTTTTTGGCTAAATCCAAACAAATTTGAAAATAAATATTATTATTACTTACACTTAGAGTTTCATCAAATTCCATATCTGATTTTTTGTATTCTAAATAATTAAAATTTAAATTATTTCTTTCATAAACTAAATATCTTGTACATGTTTCACAATTTTGATAAGGATAATCACCATGACTAAAACATTTATGATATTTAAATTTTTTTTTTGGATAAATTGGATTTATAAAAAGTTCAGACATTGAATTATTTATTTCATATTGTCCTAACATCTCACTTCTAAAAAACAGATTTCCTTTATTAGAACAGTTATAAATTAAATTTATAGTATCCTTAAAAATAATTTTATCTATAATTTTTATAAAATCAGCTAAAATTTGATCATTATCTACTATTTTATTATAATATTTATTTACAACTGATAAGTTAATTTTATCTAACCATTCTTCATCTTCATTAAAATTTCTAACAATTAAATCATTATTTAAATAATTAAAATTACCGCAATTTTCAGATGTTATAATATTACAATCATTCATCATTGCTTCACAAATTACATTTGGATTACTATCATAAAAAGAAGGACAGATTAAAGTTTTGCAATTTTTTAATAGTAATTTTATTTTGTTATTATCTGTATATCCTAAATATTTTACATTTGGTTTATTTATCTTTTCTACACTATCATTTATTCCAATTATTAGGATATTTAAATGATCTAGTTTATTTGATTTAATTAATCTTAATAATAAATTATAATTTTTTAATTTACGTCCGAGATTATATGCTACAAAAACTAAATCATATTCTTTTTTGTAAAAATTATTAATGTAATTATTATAGTTATTTACCATGTTTTCTAAAAAATTTAAATTTAAAAAATCATCACTATCTGCTATTAATTTTCTTTGATTTTTTGAATCTAATTTATTAAACCAATCCTTATAATTTTCAAATCTATTATTAATATAATTAAAACCAAGTGATAACAAAACATTTTTTATAATAATAGGATAAATATTCGTATTATAATCTTTTGAATCTTTAAATAAATATATTAAATCAGTTGATTCATCTGTAGAAAATAAATCATATGTATTTTCTATAAAAGGTCTTAATTTCCAAATAGAATATCCAGGTTCGTAATTTATAAAAGTAGTATTCAAAACATCAACATTCTTTATTCCTGATAAATTCAAAATATTACTTGTAAGATCAGAATTGGCAATTATATTATCTGATTTTTCATAAACATATTTTTCTAAATATAAGTCATATTTAGAAACATTTTCATAAATATTACCATCATCTATTATATTTATATCAAAATCAAAATTTAAAGAATTAAAATTTTTTTTAATAAGTTCCTGTGAATGAAAACCTTTTTCAATTTCATTTGTAAAATATCTTAATCCCGATGATAAAAATAATTTATGTTCATTGTTAAATACCCTATTTATAAATATAAAAGATTTATAATTTTTAATTATAATTAGATCTATATCACCATGATTATGATTTATATTATTTTTTAAATTAAATAATTCATCTTCAATATTAGAATTAATATTAATTTTATAAATATTATTTAAATTATCTGGATTTTCGTTACCATCAGTATTTGTAATAAATAATCCAAAAATATTATATCTAGATATTTTACTTAAATATTTAATTAAATTATAACTATTTGTTCCGCACCCACCAATATAAGGTAAGTCAGCAGATACAATTAATATATTACTATTTATTTGTTTATTATGATTTTTTTTCATAAAATTATATATATTTTAATCATATTTTTATAAAAAAAAATATATAAATATATGTGCGGTATTCTATACACAAATAAAAACTTAAGTAATGTTAATTTAGATTATGTATTAGAATTTTTAAAAAAAAGAGGTCCTGATTCTACAAATGTAAAGAAATTAAAAAATCATACATTTGTACACACGTTATTGACCATGACTGGTCCATTAACTGAACAACCTTTTTATAACACGGATGAAAGTATAATTTGTATATTTAATGGTGAAATATATAATTTTGAAGATTTTGGTAATTATAAATCAGATGGAGAATGTTTACTTCCTTTATATGAAAAATATGGAGATGATTTTATATCATATTTAGATGGTGAATTTGCAATTGTTTTAGTAGATTTTAATCAAAATAAGTTAATTTACTCAAGTGACATTTTTGGTACAAGACCAATTTGGATTGGGTTTGATGAAAAAGAATTTGGAATTTCTACTTATAAATCATGTTTAGATAGAATTGGTTTAACTAATAACTATCAAGTATTAGCAAATAAAACAGTTATTATGGATTTAGAAAATGTAAGAATTTTAAATGAAAAAAGAGTTCATACATTTGATTTAAATCAACATAAAGATAATTTCGATGATTGGATAAAAGCATTTGAAAATGCGATTCATAAAAGAACAAAATATGCAAAATGTGGAATTTTTATAGGAATGAGTGGTGGGTATGATAGTGGAGCAATTGCATATGAATTAACTAAACAAAATATAGATTTTACAGCATATTCAATTGCGAATGTTGAAGATAAAGAAGTAATGAAACAAAGAGGAGAAATAGTTAAAGATTCTATAATTTTCAATGTTAAAAGAGAAAATTTTTTAGGAGCTCGTGATTTCCTGAAAAAAAATGCAGAGGAATATAAATTAAATATAGATAATGGTGAAAGAGATAAATATAATAAGTTAATTGAAATACCAAATTATAATAAATTATTAGGTAAGCAATTATTAGATATTATTGAATATAGAAAGTCAGGACAAGTACTGACAGATGATAATGGAGCAATTGGATGTTCATATATTTGTTCTCTTGCGATTAAAGAAAATAAAAAAATTTATTTATCAGGAAGTGGTGCTGATGAAATTTTTAGTGATTATGGATTTAATAAGGTTAAATTTTATGATCATAGTACAATTGGAGGTTATTTTCCTGAAAATTTAGAATTAGTTTTTCCTTGGAAAAATTTTTTTAGAAATACTCAAAGAGCTTATCTAATGAAAGAAGAACATGTCGCAGGTTCATATGGAATTGAGGGAAGGTATCCATTTTTAGATAAATTTGTAGTTCAAGAGTTTTTATGGTTAAATGCCAAATTAAAAAATGAAAATTACAAATCCCCACTAGACTATTATTTAGTAAAAAATAAATTTCCATATGAAAAAGATCAAAAAACTGGTTTTGGATGTGGTCATTCTGGTCCGACAAAAGATAATAAAGGATATGAAGAATTATCAAATAAAACAATACAAAAAGGAAGAGATAAAAAGGTTACTCAAATTCATTACGATTTAAAAGGTAACCAACTTAGTACAGTAGTTGATTTCTCACAAAATATTAGAGTTACATATGAAAACTATAATATAATAGATAAATCTACTATTGTTAATGAAGGAGGTAATTTATTTAGATGTCAAATTAACACAAATGAAGCAGGTGTAAAATATTCAGGTAAATCAAATTATTTCTTATTGGAAGATGATAAGAAAATTGGTAGATCAGAAGGAAACCATTCATTAATTGCCAATAATGGTAAAGGTTTATTTTGTTTTTGGACATCTAATACATTATATTTTTCATCAAGTGACAATTCTAATCCTATTACAAATTGTAAAGTATATTCAATAAATAAGGTCTAATATTTATATACTAGTATTATTAATTATTCATTTTTAATATATAAATGAAACCATATATTAAAAATAATCCTGAGAAAATATTAAAGATGAATGATGAATTTAAATTTCAAAATTACGAAATTGATTTTATTAAATTAAAAAATATAATTATATCTAAAATTGACTATGAAGATTTTAATAATAAAAATGATTTAGATAAAATTATTCAATTAAGAATTTGGGTTAATAACTTTTTAAATAAAAATGGATGGAATTCAGAAAATGTATTTTTACATCAAAAATATTATTTACAAGAAATTCACGATTTAGATGAAATATTAAAACATAGTATTAGTGGTAAGGATGGATTATGTAGTTTTTATGCTAGATTTTTTATGTATAGTTGTTATTCATTCGGATTTAATTGTAGAACTTTAATGTGGTGGCACCCTGGATCTCATATTTTAAATGAAGTTTATCTACCTCAAATTAGTAAATGGGTAGTTATGGACCCATTATATAATTGTATGTTTGTTGATAATTATAATAAGCCATTAAATTCAATTGAATTAAATGATATAAAACATGAGAATACTTTATATAATGTTAAAATTGAAAGAAATAATTGTACAACTTATCCGAATCCTTTATTTAGAACATTTAATTTATTTTCTTATTGTTGGGATATAAATTACTTTTCTATAAATTCTCCTTCAAACTTTAAAATATATAAATATAAGAATAAAAAATATTGGCCATATAGAAATTGTACAGATATAGTTAAAAGCACTTTTGATAAAAATATAATTAATTTTGATTGTTCATTAATAAAAATTAATTTTTTTTATGATGATCAAAAAAAAAAATTAGATATAAAAATTATAGATTATTTTGTAATAGATTTTAAGAAATATATATTTGAAGTTTTACAAAATAATAAAGTAGTTAATAGATATGAATTTAAATCTAATAATTTTACTTATTTAATTAATGACTTTAATAATATACATAAAATTTATGCAGAGAATAATAGATATGGAAGAAGTAATGAAATTGAAATAAATTTTAAATAAAATATATTTAATGAATAAACCAAATATATTAATCTTTTGAATAAAAAAAAGCCAATCAAAAGATTAATATATTTGAATGATTTAATAAATACAACGTTTGAACATTTTTACACCAAAATTTAATAAATAAATCGATTGATATGTATTAGACTAATGGAATTAATTGAAAATAAAGATAATAAAAACTACTTTATTTGTAATATAAGCTATAAATAGAAAGTTTGTTTATTTCACAAGAAAATATCACATTTTAATAAAATCATTAATAAGATGATTTAATTCAGGTATTTCTTTAATTAAATCATCAAATTCAAAAATTTTAACAGTCAATTCGGTATAACCTAAATATTTCATAACACTACATCTATGAGTACCATCAACTCTATAAATTGTATTATCAGGAAATCTTACGCCGACTGGATATTCTGCATAATTTGTTTTAACAAAATCTTTATTATATCCATTATTTTTTATGCTATAAAATAAATCATGGTATCTTTTAAACCAATCTTTTCCATATTTTTCATTAAAATGACTTTTTGCATATGTTAAACATTCTTCAAAATTAGGATATTTGGCTATAATTTCTAGCCAATTATTACGATATTCTACATAGTCCGAAGGCCATATTATATCAATATCAAAATTATTAATTATTTTAAATTTATTAATTGGTAAAATATTATGATGGAACTTGAATATACTATTTACTTTTAAAAATTCACTATAATTTACATTGTTATTCATTAAAATGATAGATATTATAAATATAATATGGTAGATATTATAAATATTTATGGTTATAAACCATAAATATTTAAAAAAGTTTATCTTTATATAAAAATGCTTAATGAAATATTTAGGTTTTCATCATGTAGAGGTATATTAACTAATAATATATCTTCTAATTTAAAATTTCATAATATTAAAGAAATTTTATTTTTTTTTGATTTAATTAATGGTAAGGTAAATAATAATTACGTAAAAAATTCATTAATTAAAAATGAAGATACCTATGATTTTAATGAAATTTTAGAAACTATAAATAATTGCAATGTTATTTATATAGAAATATCAACTATGAAATATTATAAAGATAAATATGGTAATGTAGGACATGACATTCATATAAAAAATTTAATAAATGCTGGTGAAATAAAAGATGATTATTTTAAAGAATATATTTATACTGAAGAAGAGTTACTAAATGATATTAAAATATTAGAAAATAAGTTAAATAATTATACATTTATTTACACAGGTCATATTACTGTTAAGTTAAATGATGATAATAAAGATTATTTACTTTCAAAAGTTGAAAGATCCGGTGAAAAAAACTTACAACAAATTGAAGAAAAATTTAATAAAATTATGTATAGAAGATATCAAATAAATAAATTTATAGAAAAGTACTGTAAAAATTATATTATAATTGAAGATATATTTAACGATTACAAATGTAAAGAATATTTATTAGATATAGTACATTTAACAGATTATGGTCATTCTATTAAAACAACATATTTTATTAATTTTCTTAAAAAAATAACCTTATAATTAAATATATATATAATTAATTATATATATATTTAATTATGAATATAGAAACTTTTATAAAATTTAATGAAATTGAACATATTTATGTTTCTAAATCAATATCAAAGGATAACTTAAATTTAAATATAGAAATAATAGAATATAATCAAGTAAATGATATTAGTAAAAATGTCATATTCTGTGGATTATATACTTACAAAGATTATGACATATTTAAAAAACATAAAGGTAAAAAATGGATTTTATGGTGTGGTAATGATATTAATTTTAATTATGATACATCATATAATTATTTAAAATTAAAAAGGGTAAAAAAAATATTATCGTTAGAAAATGATAATATTCAAGAGCATTTAGCTCTAAATAATAAATGTTATTATAATTTACAACTTTTAGGAATTGAATGTAAAACAGTTTTTAATTCAGATATTGAAAAAATAGAATTAACTATTAAAATTCCAAAAAATATTAACTATATATTAATTTTATTACTAATCAATAACCCTAATAAAAATGTAAAATTTAATGTAAGTAATTTATTTTTTAGTAATAAAGTTAATAAAGTAAATTTATTAGCAAATAGTTTATGGAAAATAAATGATAATGTATATTACAAATATGATTCTAATGATTGTGTATCTATTAAATGTAATCAAGATCATGGTACACCAGGAATCAAATATAAAAATTCGATTTGTGTAAATCCAGATGATGAATATTTTTTTAGTTTAACAGGGTGTACTAATATGGAAGGTGCAAATATTAGTCCAGTTTTTATATCTAATGAAGGTGAAATATTTTATACATATGATAATCAACATTTATCTACGCTTCATAGTAATCATAATTATTTACCTTATAATAATATTCCATTTGACTTTAATAAAATAAATCAAATTCATATTTCTGATAGACTATTATGTTATAAAAAATCTATTTACAAAAAATTTAATTTTAAGGAAATAACCGATTATAATAATAATGAAGATATGATATTTTTCGGTCTTTATGATAAAGATGACTTAAAAAAAATAAATAATCATAAAGGTAATAAATATTTAATATGGGATGGAGATGATACTTTATTTAAAAATAAAGATAACTTGAATAATTTAAAAGAATTATCTAATTATAAACTTACTCATATATCTATTTCTGGCGATATTGAAAATAGATTACAAAAATGGAAAGTAAAATCAATTAGAAAAGATTTTAATTTTGTGGATACTACATTATTTAAACCTACTAAAAAAGTAGGATATAAAATTTATATATATAATGGTGAATCTAAAGGATCAGAGGAATTATATGGAAGTAATATTTATGAACAGTTAGTTAGTGGCCTGCGAGATTATGATTTTATATTTAGTAATGAAATTAATATTCCAAAAAATGAAATGTATAAAGTATATTCAGAATGTTTTATAGCAATGAGATTCTCAAGAACTGAAGGTAATTTAAATATGAGTCATGAATTGGAAGCCATGAATATACCATATATTCACAATTTTAGTGATTATGGTCTAAAATTTTTACACATGTCTGATATTACGAATTATATTAAAGAATATAATCCTTTTAAATATGTTCATAAAGATTATTTAATAAATAATGATAATCTTGATAATTTTAATGATAACATAGATGAATTTTCAAAATTAATATCAGAATACAAAAATATTTTATTTTTATGCGGAGACTACCCAGGTTATGGTGGTGCAGCTACTAATTGTAATGCATTACAGGAATTTTATTCGAAAGACCATAATACCTATGGAATATATTATAATTTTACTGATAGTAAATGTATTGAATATAATTCATATTGTATTATAAATAAATCAGATTTAATAAATATAATATCAAATTTAAAATTTAATCCAGATTTAATTATTTTAAAAAGTTTTGTAAATATTGATCTAAGAACCTATTTTAAATGTCCCATTTTTTATTGTATTGGAGGTATTTATAAAAATAATTTAGAAAAATATCATTATGAATTGACGACAAATGAAAATAATTTATTTGCTAATACATCTGTTTTAAATCAAATAAAAAATGTAGATAAGGCATTTTCAAATAGTAAATTTACACAAGAATTATTAAAGAAAAAATTTAATATAGATACTTTATTATTTTATTCAGGATTTATTCCATATTATAAAAAAATAATTAATTTTGATAAAGCAGAATTTCAAAAAAGAGAATACGATTATGGATTGATAATGTCAGATTTTAACAGGCCAATTAAAAATGCTGACAAGTCTATTAATATATTAAAAAAATTCAATAAAAAAACAATCTTAATAGGGAATAATTCAAATAAATATGAACATTTAGGATTTACATGTAAAGAATTAGTTAATCATGATAATATTAGTAATTATTTAAAAAAAATAAAATTTATTCAACAAGATAGTTTTTATGAATCATTTAGTAATTTAAAAATAGAAAGTATCTTTAATGGATGTAAATTTAATAAAAATATAGTAGTTAGCAGTACACAATATCCAGGCTATGGAGGAGCTGCTACTAATGCATACGCAATTATTAAATATTTAAGACATTTAGGATATAATACTGTAGGTTTATTTTTCCATACAGAATTTGTAAATAACTATGATCCAGATAATATTGGTGGTATTTATTTATTTAGTAGAGAATACGATGATTTTCATGTAAAAAATTTAGCTACTAAATATTTAGGATCTCTACCTGATATTTGCATTGCTAAAAATTATATAGCTCCTATT